GTGGCTGTTGGTATTGGTGTTGGTTGCATTGGCGGAGCCATGGGTCTTGTTGTAGGTGGTATAAGCATTTGTGCCATCATTCTTTCATCTTGTCTGCCTCCTCTACTGTCACGAGGATCAAGAGGTTTAGTGTCTTCTCCTAATCTTAAAGACTTAAAAGCGTCAGCAAACTGACCGCCTAAATTTGTTAGAGGCTGTTTTCCTGTTAATCCTGCAAGAACGTTTTGACCTACACCGAGAATCCCTCTGCCACCTGTTAGAGCAGCTGACGCGACAGAAGCAAGTGGGTTAGCAACAAAACCAACAGCTTTTGCAAGTCCGGGTATGCCTTTTACAAGATCGGCTCCTTGAGTTCTTAATTGATTACCAATTCCCATGCCAGCATAATCAAAGTCACCCAGAGCTCTATTAATGTTTACTAGTTGTCTTAAATTTTCTGGTGTTTGTTTCCCTTTTCCAAGTTCTTTTCTTACTTCTTGTAATCTAGCTTCCATGCTAGAAGCTGTAGGAGTGACTTGTTTTGCCTCTTCTGCTTGAATTCTTGGTGCGATAACTTTTGATAAAGCTCTTTCCCTTGCTCTTTGATCCGCCACTCTTTTAACTTGAGTTTTAGATCTTACAATATTTCCTTTGCTGTCTCTTAAAAATCCACCGCCTTTAGTTTGAAAACCTGTTTTTTTATTATAAGCATCTTGTGCTGCTTTTTGAGATTTAGTCATCTCAAGACCAGGTTGTCTTTGTGAAGGTGTTTTAACTTTTTGTGTTCGTGTTAGGCCACGACTTCTAGGTCCTCCCTTTGGTGGCCCTTTTCTAGCTGGAGCTCGACTAGCTCTTTTAGCTTTATTTCTTGCTGCCCGAGCTCTATTACCCCTAGGAGATCTAGAGCCTCTTCTAGCTCCTCCACCGCCTCTACGACTTCCACGTCTGCCCCCACCGCCACGGCCGCCTCGTCTGCCTCCACCTCTACGGCTTCCGCCACCACGACCACCTCGTCTGAAGCCTACTCTTTCTTCATCATCGTATGATAGTGCTTTTTCTACTGGCATTAGATTCCTTTGTTAAATGTGTCTTGTATATTTTTAGTGATATTTTCTGCTTTGTCCAAGACTTTCTGTTGAGACTCTCGCTCTAGTTTTTCTATGGCAATTGCAGATCTAAGAGCCACAGCATCTTTTTGTTGTTTTATTTTAGCTGCGTCTGTCTTTTCTTTGTTCTCCATTTTTTCTTTTTCAACAGAGAGTTTCGCTTGAGCTTCTTTTAAATCTCTTTCAGAGTCTTGCGCTTTGATTTGCAACTCTTGTTCTTTTAATTTAACCAAAGGATCGTCTTGAGTTGCAGTGGAGAGATCGTCAATATCCTCCATGTATTCTGTTATCAACTGTGCTTGTCTTTGAGCTATCTTTGTTTGCATGTCCATCATCATCTGTTGCATCATTTGTTGTTGCTGTGGAGACATAGGTTGTCCTTGTTGTGCCATCTGCATCTGTTGCATTTGTGGCTCCATTTGTTGTTGTATCTCCTCTGAGGCTTTTAAAGAAATGTGCTGCATGATATGCGCCTGCGTGTTTGCAAAAGTTTGTGGATTAGATTTTATAACTAAACTTCCAAGCAACGCTATGTGTGCTACAATGTGCGCGTCATGATCCTGTCCTGGAAATGCTTGAGCTGTCATGCCTGCTGTCAGTTCTGCGTTTTCTAGTGCAGGGTCTTTTGGTTGTGGCTGTGGTGGTGGAGGCATCAAAGCCTCTATGTTCTGCACACCCATCGCCTCGTACATTCTGCGATATGCTTCGTACACATTATGCATCTGCGGTGCTGCTTGAGCAAGTTGTAACTGTTGCTGTGCTAAAGTTACACGTTGTGTAACTGAAAATATATTAGGGTCTGATACAGGAATAATATCCACTCTCTCATCAAAGTCCTGTGCTTTGATAGCTTGATTACCGCCTACCACTTGATACGGATAAACAGGTGGTAAAGTGTCAGCGAAAAGTTTTGCAAGAAGTTTAAATTCTTTCCCTTGTGCTGCGTGCATTCTTTTGTGAATGGCTGACATAACTTTCATACCACGCTCTAATAAAGCCATGGTTGTTCCTACAGGATTAACTTCATTGCCCTCTCCTAGTTTCATGTCGGCTACAGCTGCAAAAGATTTACCACTTTCTATGACAAACCCTAATAACTGAAATAAAGTTCCTGATGGTTCTTTGTATGGCAGTGGAACTAAAGAGCTGCTGATCTCTCCAGCAGGAGCATCTACATCTCTAAACTCTCCCGGTACTAGTGGCTGATCATCATCCCTGATCCGTAGGCCACGAGCCTTAAATCCAGATGGTAAATTGGCGAGTGTGCCAGCATCAATGAGCTGTCGTAATATGGAGGTTGCAGACTTTGATAAACCACCCAACATGTGAATAAGACCAAAGCCATAGAAACCAAGGCCTGGGAGAAACTTATAATGAACGAAATATTGTTTTTTATTTTTAAGCGCATCTTGTTCTTCATAGTTTCTTCTTATAGATAATATTTTAGAGGAGTTCTCATCTATACTTACGATGTAGGGTAAACTAATTCCAGAATTTTCACCTGCCTCATTGGCATCTTCATAACCTGGAAGATCAAGGTCAACGTGCATTTCTAAAATGGTGTGAATGTTATCTTTTGTGTAAACTCTTTTTGCTCCGTCTAACTCATCAATCTTATCTTGAACCTCATCGTTTTCATTGTCGTAAACTTCTGACAACTCCATGTCTCTGTAGAAACCAGATGCTTGATATTTTCTAACATCGTTTGCTGGCATTTTTATAACGTGAGTTATTCTCATGCATGTCATCAGGTCAGTAGAATCGTATGGAACTACAAGGTCTTCTGATGATACAAATTTAGAAACAGGTCTGCCCAGTTTGTCATCAAAATAAATCTTACGGAACGCCGAGCCAGAAAGGGGAAGATGGAACAACATCTGATCTAGCTCGGGTTCGTACTCTTCCATGATGTGAGTAAGTTGATAATTCATAAACTGTCTTACCCTTTTTGATTGCGCTTCTACTTGGGGGTTGGTTGCGCCCATGATTTGAGTTTTTACAGGTCCACCTGCGGGGAACAATTCTTTGTAAGACTGTGCTTGAAACTGTGTAACGGATTCTGCAAGTAACGGATGTGAGACACCAGACGCTCCTGGAAAAGGTTCTGTTCTGTCTTCTGTTTTAAGTCCTAGTAAACTAAGACCCTCTGCATAAGTAGAGGACCAATCTGATCTTGCTTCTTTGTCTCCCTCGTAGGCTTCTAACAATTCGTCAGCAATCATGGCTAGATCACCGTCTTCCATGCTGTCTGCTAGGTTAGAAAAATGACCTTGTGGAGCTTGCATTTGTGCACCAAACGATATGGTGGCACCGCCGTCTTCATCTAACTCTAAATCTTCTATCAATTCTATTTGTTCTGGTGAAAAGTTTTCTGCCTCTAGATCAAATTTCATCTGTTCTTTTAATGGCATATCTTTATCTATCGGCATATTTAACTCCTTTCAAACGCTCCTAAAGGATTTAAAACATTGTATATTCCAGACACGACTTTATCAAAACCTCTCGAAGCTCTGTCCCCCAAAGGAACATTTTCTTTATAGTCTTGAAGGAAAGGAGTGTCACCAAAATATTCCTCTAATTCATCCATGGTAAAAGCGGAAGGATCAGCAGGACCTTTCTCAGGTATAAAAGTATAATCAGCAATCAATTCTGTAACATATCTCTCAGGAGATAGACCAGCTTCTTTGGCGTATGCTATATATTCTGGATCATTAACAAGTTCATCGTAGCTATATCCACCTAATTCAGGAATCGGATCGTCATTATCAAAACCAAAGTCTGACGGAGACAACACTTCGTCCTCATACTTTCCATAAATAGGATCAAAAGCTCCCCCTGTTTGACCTGCCATCACGTCATAAACCAAAGCTGGAGTGCCAAGTCCATAATTTATAGCTTTTCCAAGACCTGATTTGACAAAAGGAGCAGCGCCTGTCACGCCTCTAGCAGCGTTAGCAGCCATTATACCCATTGTGGGTTTTGGTTTTGGCATGCCACCTGCTTGTAAATCAACACGACCACCATTAGCAAAAGGGTCCATTTCACCCATTTCTATCATTTGTTCTATTATGTCTTGTTGTTGTTTATCTAGTCTTGGGTCATCGACATCCCTAACAACATCGTCAAAGTCATCATAAAATTTTGATTGTGTGCTTTGACTTCCTCTAGCTCTTCCTATCGGACTTCTTTTCTGTTTAATCATTGTGTTTACAGCGTTGCCAATAGCTTTGCCTATTAGTCCACCTAGACCCATTTCTGCTCGGCCGCTTCTTTCAATGCCGTATTCTCTAAATAAATCTGATCTTATTTGTTCAATTAAATCATCGTCGCCCATCATGATGGCATCATCCAATTGCTGTATAAGTTGCGCCACTCTGTTATCAGACATCTTCATCTTGATTTTTTGGCCCCTTTAATTTTTCCTTTGTTGATGGATGCGTAGAAGACTGTTGCTCCCTTTTTCTTTCCGTATTGTTTTGCCATAGCTTTTTTAATTTTTGCGCCTTTTTTTGTTAGGGGCATCGTATCCTCCTAGTCCTCTCCAAAACTCGTCAAGTGCATTGTGCTCACAGACACGACACTCACAATCGTTTGTACGACAAGAGCCACCGTTGCTGCAATGACAATGATGATTGCAGTTACTGCAAGTTTTACTTAATTGGGGCACTTTTGCAAGTGTTAATTAGCGAGCTCTTCCGCCTCGCTTAAAAGTATTTGAACGCATGGAACCATAGAGCATCTGCCCTGTGAGCTTGTTCATACGTTCTTCTGCTTTCTTTTGTGCTGCCTTTTTAAGTTGTTGATCTTTTAATTTTGAAGCTGCTTTTCTGTCGGCCATGGCTTTTCGCATAGAATTTCTAACACCTGGTGGCAAGGATTGTAAAATAGCTCTTGCCTCTTTTTGCTCCGCACGTTCAGCAGCTGTTAGTTTTGTAGCCTTTTTCTTAGGTTTTGGTTTCGGCTTTTTTGGTTTTTTTGGTTTTTTTGGTTTTATAGGTTTTTTAGGTTTTATAAACTTCGTTACCATTTTATCTCCTCCTTGTTCTTTTTCGTTTTCTCTTCACCACTGTAATAGGACGACCTAAAACATCAGTCAGTATTTTTCCCTCTTTTGTTCGAACAGGGCTCTTTCCTGCTCTGTACATGTCTCTAAACGCTTTACCTCGAGCTGGATCAGACTTGCCTCTTTTTCTAGTAGGGGACCTTACGCTTCTTATTGCCTCTTGAATTGCTTTAGTTTTTTCTCTACCCGTCAGACTGCTTTGAGCAACCTGTGCAATTTTTCTAGTTGACATAGGATTATTAGGATTTGTCTTTGCCCCACCACGAAGCTCTGGTCTTGTTCTGCCCGGTGGTTTTTTAGGCCTAGTCTTTTTTGGTTTAGATTTTGGCTTTGGCTTAGGCTTTGGCTTGGGCTTAGGCTTAGGTTTTTTAATAATTTTATCAATTATTTTTTT